GCAGTGGATTACGTTAACGGTTTGTTTGCCGATAACGTACAGGATATGTTGGTGCTCTCGTCAATCCACAAAGCCAAAGGTCGAGAGTGGAAGCGTGTTTTCTGGCTTGATCGCCACAGCACTTGCCCTTCCAAGTGGGCAAGGCAAGCGTGGCAGCAGGAGCAGGAGCGTAACTTGATGTACGTTGCGGCAACCCGCGCGCAGGAGTTGCTGGTTGATCTAGAACCCGCATTACAATAAACCGGAGAGAAAAATGTCAGCACTAAAAAAGCAGAAGGAAGAACGCGATCCCGCCGTCTGTTCGATTTGTTACGATCGCTACGACGGCTGGAGCCACAATGCCGAGCCGGTTAATAATGGTCGCTGCTGCAGCATATGTAACGACACCATTGTTATTCCGGCACGGATACGGCAGCTCAGCGGAGGAAAACTGTAATGGACTTTAGCAAAATGACAGGTCCGCAGCTCGCTGCGGCCTGGAACGAAATGGTACTGACGGCGGTCGATCTTGGCATCCCCGTCAGTAGCGTCAAGAAGTTTGCCGATCAAAAATCTGGACGTGCGCGTTGCGAAAAACTGCACGCGCAAATCCAAAGTCAGTTGTTAGGTGGTAATACTAAAACTGAAGAAGACGATCTGAGCATTCCACCATTCCTTCGGCGTAAGCCGGGAGATCGCATCGTCGTCCCCTCGACGCCGACACTTGCTCCAGCGAGACGACCGATAATTACCGGCGACAAGCCGGGACGAGACTGGCGTATCCCAAAGGGTATGTCAGATGAAGAAGGCCGCGCGATGCTTGCACGGCAGGAGGAAAGTAAGAAGCAGAAGGCTGCAGAGCGTATCAAGAAACTTCAGGAGAAAAAAGCAGAACGCGATGCAGAAAAGTTAGCGCAGGTCAATGCCAAACGCGAAGCGAAAGGCTTGGATGCGATAACGTCGTTAACCCGTAAACCAAAACAAGTAAAACAGGAGACTGACGAGATGTCTAAGTCGAAGAAGAGTGCCAAAGCAAAGTCCAAGTCTGCGAACGGTTCGTGGATGTCCAATGACGCGGTGATTACCAAGCTCGAAAAGGGCAAGGAATACGACCCGCGTAAGGGTACCACTGCCTCCAAGTTGTGGGATAGCATCCGCAACGGCATGACCGTCGCTGCGTACAAGGAAAAAGGCAAAGCGCCTGCGATGCCTTACCTGCGTTGGTTCATGGCGCACAACTACGTGAAGGTCACGGGCTAATCGGCTCGGTCACAAAAGGCGGCACCTTAACGGGTGCTGCCTTTTCGTGTTTTGCAAAGGAGTTCATGATGCGCAAGTTAAAACTAGTACCAGGAAAAGTTTCGTACTCTCCGATGGAGCGCAAACTATTCAGCTACCTTGCGCGCGGAAAGAAACTGAGCTCCACCGTGTTGCTGCAGCGGCTTTACAAAGATGCAGTTAATAAACATTTCCATGCTCGCGAGACGATGAATGCGTCGCTCACGTCGTTAAAGAAAAAGCTAGCCTTTAACAGATCACCGATCGTGCTGTGTAATTCCGCACTCTCGGGTCCGAAACCAAAGGAATGGTGGTTGGAGAAACGCCGATGAAAATAATTGCTTTCGATCTTGGCTCGACCATTGGCTGGGCAGCGAATTATTCTGGCTACCTGCAAACCGGCCATCACACGTTTACCGGCACACGGGTGCAACGCTTCGCAGCCATTCAAGGCTGGCTGGCAGAGCTGAACTGGCGGTCAGTAAAGGTGGTGGTCTATGAGACCCCGCTGGTGCGCGGGCAGGACGCCACCCGCATCCTCTGGGGCATCGCAGCCTTGCTGGAAGCCGCAGCTACCCGCGCGCAGCTGCCTATCCTGGACGTTGCAGTGCCCACCATCAAAAAATTTGCGGCGGGCAAAGGGTTTGCATCCAAGTTGGAAATGCTGGCGGCAGCCCAAAAATTCGGGTATACTGGCAGCGACGAGCACGAAGCAGACGCGACTTGTTTACTAAATTATGCTGCAGCTAATTTAGAAGCGAGATCCCCATGACGGATCATAATCCTTTCTTGGCTTATGCCGCCAAGATGGCTCCATGGGCAGAAAAGAAAAAGTTGCGCGCGGCTGAACGCGCAATGAACCGCGCACAAAAGAAAGCGATGATCAAGGCGCTGAGCGAGCGCGACTTGTTATTACGGCTCTGGAAAAAATGGCAGACTGAAGTTGTCAACGCCGAATTGGAAGGACCGTATCAAAAAGATATCAAGGCGCTTATCGATGCGTTAAATAAACTATCCCTTCGTGATGAAAAACGATTGGTAAGTTTGATACGCAAAGGTCCATGGCTTGATGCACCGCCAGACATTCGTTATCTGGTGCTGCGGCTGGTCGATGCGCAGCTAATTAAGTTAAATGAGCAAGCCGAGCTGCCGCCGTTTAACGATGCGTTACCGGGAGAACCACTAACCGCGTTCCAGATAATCCGCGCTGACTTAATGGAGAAGACCCCATGAGGGATAAGGCTGCTGGTGCTGCGTCGGCTCAAGCACAAAGCTCTTCTCCGCCAGTTATTCGCGGAATGGCGAATACGTTATGCGATAGCGATACAGACCTGACAGATATGACCGCTATCATTACGCGGCTGGTCGTTGCTGGCTGGCCTGCAGATCAAATCGAAAAACATTACGTGTCTGCAGTAACGATGGCTATGATGAGGAAGATCAATGCGCGCAGAACTTAGGCATGACAACGGTGAAAATCCTCACAGCATTCCTTGTGAAGATCCGCTGTTAGTAAAATTAATAGAAGTCCACGGGGATCGTCGTTACGAGTCTTTGAACCTTGAAACCAAACGGAGGGGTAAATGAATACTGCAATCCGCACGGCTACGCCACAGCGTAATGGAGGCGAACAATTGCCAGAACATCGGCAGAAAACTGTAGAGGCCGGACTTGCCACTTATCAAATGGTGCTGGCTGAACGTGACGCACTCGAAGTTAAATTGCGTGACGCCACCATGAAAATCGAGGCACTGACTGTGCAGCTCGATAGTCTCAAAGGCGTCGTCAACATGATGGAGAGTACGTACCTCTCGACCAAAATGGAAATGGAGAACCGCGTCAACACGCACATGGCACAGCGCGACGAAGCGGTATCCCGCACTGCGTCGTTAGAAACAACATTAGCGAATATCTTCGTCATGCTGCGTAACACAATTACCGAGCCAGAGCATGGAGCCACCTGACGTGATCCGAAGACCGTGCATGGGACTGCCACCCGGTACGCCGTGTCCGACGCATCTATGGGGGACGTGGCCGAAGGATTGTATCTGCTACCAAGAGGGGAATTATCCAATGGGACGCGATCGCTTAACGTGGATCGTCATCGGTATATTCTTCGCGGTTGCAACTATCTTGTTTACGTGGATTGCGATCGATCTTGCCTTCGGAGCAGACGTTGATACTTCGTGCATGACGAAGGCGCAAGCCGCAGCCAAGTACCCGCGCCAATGGCTCTACTGGCACGGCGCTGGTCATTGTTGGGATAACCACGCGGGACATTACACCAGCCGCGTTGCCGTCTACGGTAAGCAAAACAGTTTAAAATTACCATCACCCAAACCCGACGCGAATGGTAACGTAGCGCACCATAGCGGCAGGCCAATCGAAACGATCGACGAGGCTAGACCAACGATCGCGTACCCGGCACTCATGAGTGGAGGCGGCACCGACGATACAATGCTGCAGCCGCAAGCCATGACAGATTGGCCGGTAATTATTGATTTTGATACGGAGCCTCCACGCTTTATACCGTGGCAGCAACGTATCTCATTCTTTGTGGCAACGGAAAATGAGGGCAAGCCGTAATATAAATTGCCTTCATCCTAGGAGAAGTAAATGAAGAAACTTGTTGGAATGCTGGCAGCAATACCGCTGCTAGTTCTGGCTGGGGTACCAGCCGGTGCTGCGACGTTCAACCTATCAGGTTGTTGCGGGACAGGACCGTTTGGCACTGCAACCGGCGTTGATCTGGGAGCACAAACCGGATCGACGGATACCGTTGAGATCACCGTGCAGATGTCTCCGAACTTCATCCTCGACACAGGGTCGCACTTTGCGGCCACGTTCTCGCTGGTGGGTACGGGACGTGTGAACGCGCTGAACCTCGACGCACTCAACGGAGGCAACCCGCCTAACTTCTTTGACACCAACACCCATCAGACGGTGGTCGCAAACTTTTACTCGAACTCGCCATTTGGCGCTTTCAGTGATGCGATTACCGGCAACTGTGGGTCGGGGTCATCGAGTGGCGGGTGCGGCACGAAGCTGGTGTTTGATATCACCAACTTCCAAGGCTTCGCCGCCGCGACCAACCTGTTCGATCAGCCTCCGGCTGGCGGACCTCTGTCATCGGTCTTCATGGCCGTTGACATCATCGACAACCAAGCTGGTGCGAACTACGGAAACACTGGCGCGGTTGGGCTGAGCCTAGCACCTGAAATCAATCCGCTTGGTTCACCAACACCAATCCCCGGTGCTGTCTGGTTGTTTGCCAGCGGTATCGGTGGTCTCGGCGCGTTAATGCGCCGCCGAAAGAAGAAAGTGGTGGCTGCTTAATTCTTTCGGATCAAATAATACCCGTCGCGCAATGTCGTGCGACGGTTTCACTTCTGATCAGAGGTAACAAAGCATGAAGAAACTTATGCTTGCGACAGTCGCGGTGATGCTGCTGTCTGCTCCTGCTTGGGCAGATACCATTACCATGACTGCAAAGGTTGACGGCGTAACTGTCGCCGTCGATAGCAGTGCCGATGGGAACTTGGACATCTCTGCCCAATCCTTCGGCCCTGCGTTCAACGTCAACTCCCTGAGCATCAATACGGAGACATTCTTAGCGGTCCCCGATCTGCTCAGCACTAACACGCTGAACGTCAACCAGTCAGTCGGTGGCAATCACCAGCTGACTATCGACATCAAGGGGTTCGGTCTTGCCGGTCCCAATGCGGTCGTAGCGTTGCTATCCTCGTTCAGCGTCACGGGCCTGACTGCTGGATGGTCTGCTCAGGAGCAGACGTTCATCAACGGTGTTCTGCTGGCCGATACTGGCGTATTCACCGCCACATCGGACAGTGCGTTCTCCGTCAACAATGCTGTCGTGACCGGGCTGTTCACGGCAGAAGCACTCTACACCATCAACTCAGTTGGCATTGGTCGTTTCAACGGCGGCATTGATATTTCCGCAGCCGAAACACCATTGCCAGCCGCGATCTGGGGCTTTGCCAGCGCGATTGGTGGTGCAGCTATCATGATGCGTCGCAGGCGGAAAGCTAAGTCCGCTTGGGATGTATCGCATGCGTAAGCTGCCGTCCCTGCATGGCGTAGTCACGATCATGCTGCTCGCATCTAGCGCGGGTCTCATGATCTGGCTCATCGCAGGTGGTGGTTTCTAAATAGCAGGGGAGATGTAACCCTGTTATGGCCCGCACGGAGGAGCTTTAAGCTGTAGGAGACTCAACACTCCCACTACCGAAAGCGCCACAACCTCCGTGCGGGTTTCTTTTTAAGGAGCATAATATGAAGAAACGTAATCACACAGCTATCGCCAAGAAAGTTGCGCGTGTACGCAAGCGTATGAAACTAGCACGGCTCGAAAAAGATTACCGCCGCATTCTGCCCTGCCCAAACTTTGGCGTACGTAATGACCAAAGAAGATAAAATTGCTATTTCCTGTCTCTTCGCGTTCATCGCTGCAGGTGGAATTTATTTTTATTATGATCTGCAGACACCTTGGTATAAGGTCAAGGAATTTTGCAAGCCACGACACTTCACCGGAGGCTTTATTAAAAAGAACGGCAAGTGGGGTTGCATCAATCGTTACGGCAATCAAATATTTATGGAAGACATTCTGATCTGGGAACCGCACGTGAAATAAAAAGGACCGCTGCGAGGGGTGCCCACAGCGGTCCAAGTCTTGGGTAGGAAGAAAGGCAGCCGGAGGGACTGCCTTTGTCGGTGCCAAAGCCGACTACATAAGGACGATCGCGCGTCCTAATTCAGCAGCAGTTGCCATATCCGGAAAACCATACACCTATAATTACTCCGACGAGCACGATGATAATCATTGCCGTCAAGTTATAACCACTCATACACTCACCGTAGCATCCGGTATGAACGGAAATGTAACCTCGACTTCATCGTCTGTAATTATCCCAAGATCTTCCATAAGGCCAGACGATATATCCGCAACCCGTTCTGTATCGACATGTGGTCCCCAATCCGCTGGGAACGCACGCAACACGACACCAGTCTTCGGAGCTCGAACGAGTGCCATTTCCGTTAGCAGCATTTCGCGCGGGTGCACATCGTAGTCCCAGCGGCAAGCGATGAAATGTACATTAGGATTTAACCGTCGTGCCAAACCACTTGTCCCTTCTGGCTGGTACGGCAAAAATAAATGCGGTGCCTCAGATACATTGTAGATGAATGCAAGAGGCTCATCCGGTGCAACGCCGGTATCCTTTGGTCCACCGAACCACGATACTCTGCCGACGAGATGTAATTTCATTTTGGCTGCGCTCTGCATTCGCTGCGGTAGATTGCTGGAACGAGATAATTACCAACCGGGTGCGACGTGAACCCTGGATCATCCGGACCCGTGGCAACGGCAATGGCCGGGTCACAGGACGTGCGCCGAACCAGATCAATGGCCATGGCAAGTGGCGGCACGATCGCAAGCGGTACGGCGCGTGCAGGCTCTTGCGCGGGTGCCTCTTTGTAGACGCGGACGTGCGTGCGGTGCCGTGCCTCCGCAGTGGCCGGGATCAGCAGCGCAATCAAAACCAAGCCTGACAAGACTTTCATTTCAGCACCTCCATGATATCCGGGATTTCAAACCTTGACTGGTTCTTCGGTCCCTGTCGGCAATCGCGAATGTCTTTGACGAGCGAGCTAATCAATTCCATTTGCGTCTTGTTCCGTTCGCTGGCGTTGGTCGCGACCTCGCCAAGAACAAACGCCGCGAACCCCAAAAACCCGACGTTGACGACGAGCAACGCGATTGCGAGCGGCGTTGATTTCATGGCGTCGATTGCCGCCGCCGCCGCTTTGCCGGTTGCTTCGATTGCCATCGCGTTGTCCTCAATAGACGTAAGGCGCGCTCGGCGGTGTAAAATTGCCGGTAAATACGGCGCGTCCTTTGGTCAGTCTAAACTCGTCGACATTTCCGTTGAGATTGATCGGAGTAAATGTCCCAAGCTGCCCTATCGAAAATACGTCGGCGGCGGTTGTAATCGACGCGGACGCGGAGATTGATCCTTGGACCGCGAGCGTACCGTCGAAATAAATCTGCATCGCGCTACCGTACCGCTGGTATGCGTAATGATGCCAATTTGTATTGGAGACAAGGACCGCGCTTTGTATTCCGGTAAAAGCACTATCACTCGGTAACCAAAAGCCCTGCACGGTGCCGCTCGTATTCACATACAAGCCGTAACCGTTGGTAAGGGAACCATTATTTTTGCCGAACAACGAATATTGAACGCCGGTCGCCGCAACACGCGCCCAAAAATCAACGGTAAAATCGCTCGCGCCGGGATTAAAGTCGGGAGCGTCGACATAGGCGATATAATCGGGACCGCCCGCGAGAGCCAACGACGCGCCGCCGAACTTTGATTGCACGGTTGATAGTTTTGCATTGCCGCTGATGCCAGCCGATCCTTGCTGCCACGGAGAGGAGTCGGGGATGGTGGTGCTGCCGTTCGCGCCATCCATGTGCAGCAAGAGTTTTGTGAAGCTATAGGGCGCGTCAGGACCGTATGGCTTTACGTTTGCCGGACTAAAATTTTGCGTCCATCTGCAAATGCCCTTGGAGACACGAATCTCATCAATGTATCCCGAATAATTGTTCGCGCCTTGCGCTGCTCCAATGCCGAGCGGGTTTGAATTGGGAAAGATTGAGCCTGAGATTGGCCATGTGCCTTGCAGCGTACCATTCTGAAAGGCAAACAGCGTTCCGGCTTTGCGACACACCGCGTAATGCGTCCATGTGTTGCCGATATTTGCACCCATGCCGAGGTTGTTCGCCATGTCGAACGAGGTGCCGTTCGAGCTAATAAAAATCTTGTTGCCGGTTCCGGTGTTATAGCCGAACAGCCAAGGGCAAATGGAGGTCGGAATATCGCGCGCGATGATGCAGCCAGCCGCCCCCCGGAACTCCCACCAATCGACCGTAAAATCTCCTGCTTGAAATTCCCAATCAGAACTATTTGGAAACGTAATGTAAGAGTCGTTGTTCATCACGGTCGCGCCGTCGCTCGCGAACATTCCCGAGGGGCTTACGATTTGCGCGTTGCCGGCTGGTGTCCCGAGGCCGTGCATGGCGGGCGAATAATCTAAAAACTTTTTCGAGCCGACAGGCCCGGTGAAATGCAGCAACAGTTTTGTATAAGCGTCGTTGCCAAGCGAGACGCCGCCGCCGAACAGCGAGGTTGTGTTTCCGGCGAGCATTAGGCAAAGTTTCCAGAAAAGTTGCAGCAAATAACGCCCGCTGCTGTCACCGCGTACGAAATAATATCGGTCGCATTCGCGGTCGCCGTGAGTGTCGGTTTATTGCCTCCGGGAAATTTCCACGCGCTGCCCCATGTCGTGATTGCGCGGCTCCCGGTCGCATCCTGGTTAATATAGATCAAGCCCTTTTGGCCGAGCTTTGCATTGGTCGGATTATTCAACGTGCCGGTTGTGCTGTTGAGTGTCCACTGAAAGTCGATCCCGGTGTTAAAATCCGGCGTAACGCTCGACGCCACACCCAAGCTAATCATATTGGACGCGGACCAAATCGCTCCCGGCGTGAGCATTTTAGTCGGCGCGGAATTGGCGAGATACTCGGCGGCGGTCGCGGCGACGGGAGCCGGTACGGCGGCGACGGCGGTCTTAACGAACGCGGTCGTCGCGATTGAATTGTCGTTATCAGCCGCGCCCGGCGTCGGCGCTTGCGGATCGCCGGTAAATGTTGGCGAGGCAAGCGGAGCCGCGCCGATATTCGAGCGCGCCGTGTTGACGTTGGCGACGTCCGACAAGTTATTCGCGGCGAGCATATCGCCGGTACCCGCGCCAGCGGGACCGGCGGGACCGGTCGCTCCCGTATCGCCTTTTGGACCTTGCGGTCCGGTATTGCCTTGCGGACCTTGCGCGCCGGTATTGCCTTGCGGTCCTTGCGGTCCGGTATTGCCTATCGGTCCTTGCGGACCAACGGGACCGATGTCGCCTTGAAGCCCTTGCGGTCCGGTTGGTCCCGGTGGTCCTTGCTGACCAGTACCGCCCGGTCCCATTGGACCAGGAGAACCTTGTGGACCCGGTGGACCAGCAGGTCCAACCGGACCCGGTGGACCTATTGGCGCAACAGCAAGCGTCTGGGTATCAGCAGTCGCGTTCTTGATAAGCGTAAAACGCGGCAGCCCACCAGAAAGTGTAAAGCGTTCACCGTCACTCATCAGGCAAACCCCGCTTGAAATGTGCAAGCAATATAACCAGGACCATTTACTACATACGAAATAACATCGACCGCGCTCGGAGCCGACGAGAGTATCGGTTTAATACCACCAGGAAATTTCCAAGCCGATCCCCATGACGTAATCGTACGCGCTCCACTTGTATCCTGGACGACCCAAATTATACCCTTCTGTCCGCTTTTCTGATTGATCGGCGATGCTAACGCGCGTCCCGTTCCACCGAGCACCCATATAAAATCAAGACCGGCATTAAAATCGAGCGTCACGGTCGCAGCGTCGGCAACGCCAGCAGGAGCTGCCGCCGCCCAAACAATATCAGTCGTCAGTATTTTTTGTGCGACGTTGGCGCGATAGTCAGCAATCGTTGCAATCGTTCCTGCTGCCATCTTCGCCAGTGTAACGATGTCATCGGCAATGTTGCTGATAGCAACGGCTCCAATATTTGTCCACACTGCATTAAGGCGACCATAAAAACCACCGTCAGTCGGAGCCTCGCCCAAGCCACCCGGTGGACCGGGGACAGTGCTGGCAGCGCCTTGCGGTCCCGGTGGACCTTGCGGTCCTGTGTCGCCTTGAATACCTTGCGGTCCAACCGGACCCGGTGGCCCCTGTGGCCCGCCACCAGCCGGTCCCATCGGACCTATAGCGCCTTGCGGTCCCGGTGGACCCATCGGACCCATCGGTCCCGGTGGACCAACTGTTGGTATGGTAAGGGTCTGTTGACTCATCGCGTCGTCCCTTGCACCACAGTTGCAGTACCTTCCCACAAGCGTTCTTGAAAACCGTTTGTCATTTCACGCACAATATCACTGACGTATTCTCCCGGCATTACCTGCACAAGACTGTCTCTACCAATGATAACTGTAAACGCGCCATTAACAGCATCATTGATGACAATACCATTGCTAGGAGACCAAACAGATACCAGTACTTCATTATCTGTTTCCTGACGACGTACTTCCATCATGATCGTTGAACCAGTCAGATCAATCGGCGTAAACGTACCATCACCGTTGTCAGTAGTATAAATAAACGGCACAACCCAATCTTCATTTTTAGCGATGTTCATCGTACCGCTATAGTATGCAGGACCGGGCATCTTTACCCCCAAGCCTTGTCAATCTGTTCTATCGTCTTGAGCTTCCCGCTATCAATTCCCTTCAACACAGATTGCAGCGACTCAAACGATCTCTGTACGTCGTCAAAACTATCTGCGTGATATGCAATAAACTGTCGCTTATGTTTTGCATAAGCACTCAATTGCTCCTTAGTAGTTAGTATAGGTGCAAGCCAAGGGCGTAGGTCTATTCGTCCTTCAACAACTTCTCCGTAGCGTTCTAAAGTTGCTGTCGTTTCCCACGGGATCATCGTCACAGGTTGCGAAAGGCCATAAGCCTCTGGCGGTACATTTTGTTCACTGTCATGAGTACCAATAACGAGGTTAGGAGTACCACCGTCAGGGTGCTCAACGACTGAGCAGTACAAAACTATCGACATTTACGACTCCTTTTTAATTGCCAGAAATCAGTGATCCAACATTTCCAGCGACGTTAAGTGGTGGACTACACGGCTGACCTGAAATACCAGACACAACAACGGTCGTATTATAGTTGGCATAAATCCCACCTGAACCATTACCGCTGCCATTAACTGGAGGTGTGCCCTGTATCTGTACAGCAGATTGCAGTCCATAAAGACCCCAATGAATATTGCCAGCAAAAGAAAAACCCTGTCCATACATCGAGCCAGTGTCAATCATGATACCATAATCATTGTTGTTAAACACGGCTTGCTGCGACGTCACCGAACCGCTATTACTGATATAAAGACCAAAGCTCACATTGAACTTGCAGGTGATAGGATAACCGGGAGTAGACCAATTCGACGGCAAGATACCTTTAAGACGAACCGTTCCACCGATACAAGTCATTCCAACCTGATAATTGCTTGCTGCAATAACCTCTCCGTAATAAAATAGGTGACCACCGTCTGACACATCGAGAGCAGCAATCAAATTCGCCGTTGGTGCTCCTGCACAGCAACCACTTGCGCTAATAACCGCAGTAGTGAGCACTAGTCCGTTGCGTATCGTGAAACCCGATCCACCAGTACCATGCACAGAGACTGCAGCCAGCTGCACAGGATCGCGGCCACCACGACAAGCAATACCAACCGTACTCCCGACACCGTCACCGGTCACAAGAAGATTTCGCACCGTAAGGCCATTGCCGATATAAAGTGTTGATCCAGCAAAATGCAATTCGGTAGCGTACTTGCTGCGCAACATCGCAAGCTGATTGGCGTTATCTGCTGCCATCGCCGAACCAGAAAGACCTGTACCAACAAAGTCACCGGCAGTCGGTGGTGGACCAAGCATCGTTGCGCCAGCTAATATAATACGATCGCAATTTGGATGGTCAATCTGGATATCAGCACTAAAGTTCATTACTCCAGCAGCAAGCTGCAACAAAACGCTACCATTAGCCGTAATGATATGCTTAGAAAGAAATTCAATTGCAAGCGGTAGTGTTGTAAAATTCGGCGTTCCAGGACCACCGACTGTATATGTTGTCGGCGCATCAATGAACAAATCAAGTGTGCCGCCACTCCCGCCAGTGCCGATCTCAGATGCAACGGGTGTCAGGCAACGCACACTTGACCCGTCATAAGCAAACAAATGCATCGCGTGCTGCACAAGATCACCAATAGCTAACGATGTACCATCACGTTTGAGTACACCTTTGCTGCCTACAATACCTGTGATTGCACATGTCACAGTGGCCAGCGTATTGGTGAATCCAATAAGAACAAAGAAGCATAACGGTGTTGCCCACGCGGGAGGCTGCGGATTAAGACTCACCATGATAGTATTAATGCTGCCCTGATCTATACAATACTGCGGACGCATGTAACGTATCGATTGCGACAATTGCGACAAGTCACTATTAGTTGGAACTGCTAATCCAACATCCTCAATTGCACGGACAATCTCGCGCTGATCAAACTCAATGGATGCTGCAGGGACGATCGAGCCTTGTATACCAGCACTTGGATTGCCGTCAACGTAAGGCGCATTCGGTGACGACGGCTGGTCAAACGGTTGATTGTATTTCATTGTTGTACCCTATGTTCAGTAAACTGAAACCTCATCCCACTCAGTCGTTACAGAAAAACCCCATGTCCCGACTGGCGGTACAGTAGCCTTGATGACAAAACCTTCATTTGTCATCAAGGCATATGGATGTTCACCTTGAAGTTTTTCAAAAAGAGTTATCGGTGAACCTACAACATGCGTTTTAGCAGTCGCTGGCATCGTTACTGTACGACTCTCGAGTGGATCTTGATCGAGCGTTGCTGTACCCGGTGACAAGCTTGCCGTAACAGCAATAATTACCTCTGCCTGCGATGGTGCCATCGAAGTACGAAGCTGCCCATTATCACCACCTAAAACTGCAACGTGACCCGCGCCATATTGAACAGTAAACGACCGCGCAGCATACATATCAAAAGTCAATAAGCCACCAGCAAAGGCAGTATCAAGCGTCCACGCACTTACCCGCACGCGCCGTATCAATGCATACAACGACGCAGGCCAGTGAAAGGAATAAATAGGTGAGCTAGCAGCTAATCCCGCTGTCATCACTCCACTTTTACCGCAGTACTGATATACCCCACCAGTACCGTATTCTATCGGGGTAAGTGTTGATTGCACCCACGATTGTTGAAAAGACCCATCACCAGCTGGCGACCTATCACGCATTCTAAGCGTGAACAAATTGCCTACACCATCTTTGATCTGTTTGTTGTCCATCACACAATCCCTAATGCGAGATATCCACTCTGGTTTTCCTGCGAGAAATCAAGTCCACCAACTTCAGAATAATCGAACACGATTTCAGTATGCGCAGGCTTCCAACGATTAAGAACGCACTCAAGATCTTCTGCCGTACCAATCGCTAGCAACCGATCAACTCCACACTCCGATGAGCCAGTATGAAAGTGCGTCAACTTCATTCCGGTAACGTGTACTGTCCAATAATAACGGATCTCTGGTGGCCCTAACTGCCATATCCAATCATTAGGACTATCCGGATTAAACTCGCCACGACTGTCGCCAACAAATGAGATGCCACAAATATATGGCAAATATTCCGTGATCGTAATTGTGTAGCCAAGACGTTCAGCAATCGCGATGAAAAATTCGCGCGACTGCCCGCCCAGCATCGTCATCTTAATCATAAGCGCAAGACGACGCGCCTCAATACCTTGCGGCTCACTTACACATGGGTCAGGCAATCCCCATGCACGTTCCCATTCTGGCAGCAGCTCAGTAGTCTTACGCGGATCACTTTCTATCTCGAGGAAATCTGCAATGCGGCTATCAACAAAACCCCAAAACATGTTGAGGCCAGTGACCGTCTTGAATAACGTCGTGTCTGGCCAGCGAGGCCATGCCTGACCTTGTGGCAACAGATTAAGAAACGCCTGAACATAATCACTGCCGCTGCGTCTAACGTGACGGTCTACCATCTTACACCTTAGTCAACTGTTTCATAGCTGATACAGGTGCGGGTGTACTGAAATACAAATCTCCAAGAACAGCAACGTGACCAATCGTTGGCATAATATCATCTTCAACATCAGCCATGTCAAATGATATAACCCCTTCAGCTCCCATGACCGCAGAATATTTCCACGCGGTAAAGATTGTCTGTCCAGGAGCAGCATAATAAAATAGCATCTGTTCCACGCTTGCCTGAATAGCTGCCCTGATCGCTTCTGTATCTGGGACCAGATTAACAATATGCAGATCGACCGGGTAACGTACCGGCGACATCACGTAACATTCCTTTACCGTAACCGGACGCTTAGAATTAATGTACGTCGATACAACTTCAATATCTGAGCCCAGCGGAAAACCTTCATTACTGGCACGTAAATCGTCCATCATGAACCGCACCGATACAGTCCCGATACCCATTTCACTTGCTGCCCACGCACGCGTCACTCCCGGCACAGCCAGTGCCCATGCTTCATAATCATAAGCGGCACCACCCATCGGCGGTTGCTGAATTCGTCGTAATACGCGCTGACGTAATTCGTCATCATTCTCCGGATCAACGCCACCATCAATTAAAATTACCGGAGCCTCACCATCAACCCCGCTTATCCCAGTATCAAATGATAAAATATCACCCAGCTCCTTATTACCGTCCGCACCAGCGTTCAGCGCAGCAACAGTTACCGGAACCCCCACGTCACTAGCAAAAACTTGCTCAGTCGTTTCATAAGGCCAACCATCAGCTCCAGATAATCTACTGCCTTGCGGGATGACTACTCCATTCGTTCCTGTAACAGTAACAGTACCATTTGCAAACGTACCAACCTTTCTGCCAGTGCTGCCATCTGCATTTACAAGCCAGATATCAGCGTGACGATCGAGCCATTCATGCTCAGCAGTATCAGGAAGGAGCTGCAGCGTTACCCAATCGAGATAGCGCAGCGTCAGATGACAAACCGCAGCCGTGCAATCCGCCATAACACGCAGCACGCTGTTGCCAACAAAAGATGCTCGACCAAGGCTTGTGGTAATTTCTCCACGAACCGTCTCGCGAACTTGCCGCAACGTTGGCGTTGTCCAGGGCATTAGAACGTCCTTATACCATCCCACAAGTTTTGAAAGCGTAACTCAATCTGCAGCAGTGGTCCGCGATAAACTCTAATCGCTACGTTTATTCTTTGCAACTCTGCCCGCGTTGCCGTTACATCGATACGACTGCACAAACGATTATCGATCATCGGTTGTAATGCAACGCGGCAGTACTGCTCAGCTCGAGCCAGCGTAGAACCTTCTTGCGCCTCTGCTGGAGTAATCTTAGCGCGGCTCAGCAGCCATATCTTAGCGCCAATAGGCCACCCGCTCCAAATAGTTTCAGCATCAAGATCACCCCACCAGCCGCAACGATCGGTGCCATCCGGATCTGGCAAAATATCATCTTCACCAGCCAAACCGAAAGTTAACAACGCTACCTTGACGATGTTAACAAGCTCTTCAGTTTCGTCAAGTGTAGAGTCAGGTTTGAGCAACCAGTCTGCCCAAATACCTGCAAGGTTCGTAACGTTAACGACACGAACATCAGTCATGAACTTAACGCTATGATATCGCGTTGCATAAACGCAGGATGTACCGTTTCATTCTCTGCGACTAGTTCGTCACTGCGCGAAGCATCTGTGTAGATACGCTGCGCCAATGTCAACGACGGGAAACTAATTGGAAACTGATATCTAACAACACGTGGCAACTGCCGTTCTGTTGACGATAAATGTTGGATCAATAACGCTGCCAGCATCACAAAATTCTGATAATCACTGGCAACAAATTCATCTGCCTCATTCAATTTTATCTGCTCGATAATTGCACCCATCTTATCCAGTAAAACATCTACCTGCTCACGGCTGTCAAAAGACATCACAGAAATAAGTTGGCTTTGCTCTACGAAAGAAAACATAATCGAAGCATTGACCAACGCAAACCCTAACGGATAAATTGGCGTTTCTAAAAACATCGCAACGCGTACATTATCTAGCGAGTCGAGCGTTGCACCAGCAACTCTCGCAAGCTCAAAACAATTATATAATTCTGCACCAACGGTATTCGTATTAATAAGTTCATAAAAATTAGCCATGTATTTACCAACAGCTGAACGCAAGTTTGCGCCATCATCCCCAGCCTCAATAGAAAAACTAATCAATGCTGCAATGATGCGCTTTGAAATTGCTAAAGCTTCCCCGCGTTCTTCTTTCTTCATAACCTAACCCGGTCCCAAACTGAGACTGTCAATAACAGCTGCCGCAGCTTGTCCAGCAAGTTGTGCGGCGCTCTGCACCTGGAAAAAACTACTTACATTGAGTGGAGTATTTCCAGGCGTACCAACTTCTACAAACGACATTTCAAACGTGCAATAGCCACCACGTTCACGCGTCTCTGTAACATTATATCGTTCACAAATACACAATTTTGGTTCTGCCAAATACGGATCAATCAATTCTTTTCCATCGCTACTATCAAGTACCGCCATCAACGCGCGCTTGGCAAAATTGTAACTCGGTCCAATCAAATAACCCGTAATCTGATAACGTGTCGCAGCTCTGCCCATATCCTCAGCATAAGGCGTATCACGCTTAGGATACTCGTGCAGGACAACACGTCTGCCACCGCTACGTGCCTGCTGCTCAACATGGTACTGCACCCCGCCATAAGACGCTGGGACGAGGCTTAAGCGCCACGGTGCCGGAGAAACTTCTTGAATTGTTGCCATGTGTTAACTGCAAGTATCCGGTTTGATTTGGATCGGGACGCTAGACCAGCACCCGCCAGCATCAACCCAAATCGCGTTGGTGCCAAACTTCATGTGCGCATGACTGCCATCAATACGTAGAGATTTTGAATTATCACCATACTGACAAACGATTTTGCTCCCATCAATAATCACTTTCAAATTGCCGCCGCTTTCGTTGAGCGTCCAAGTATTATTCGACTTGTCGTAGAAGCCGACGATTTTATCGCCGTTGTAAAATTCAATACGTTTTGCACTAACACGCACCTCAGTATTTACTGAGTCACCTTCGTGTTTATACTTCTCCTGCTGTTGCCCGCCAGACGATCCACCGCTCGAAGCATCAAGCTGCTGTGCCGAAGCACCACTACCGCCTCCAGATGACCCACCACTCTGTTGCTTTTCAATCTTGTGCGTCTGCATCTTCTTGTTGACATGACGCAAGCTAGCAAAACGTGTCGTATTTCCCTTCGGATCTTTTACAGATTTACCATCAAGCGAAACAATGTACGTACCGTTACCTTTAAACAGCACCATCTGCTCCGAGCCGTCCGGTGCATAATGTGCGCCTTCGCCTTCACTCATCCCATAGGGTCGTACGCGTCGATCGTCAACCATAGCAACAGGGTGAGACCGAGAACCACCGAGATAAAGCATAACAGCTTCAGCAGCTGGTCCTGTTGGCTGGTCATGGTTCCAATCACCCTCTTCAGGATTAGACGGTGCCGAAGGCTTCTTCTGATTTGGATCTTCCTGCTGCTTAATCGGAAACGCGGTCATACCAACAGGCTGCCAGCGTTCAAAATCAGTCGGCGTTTCGCTATGCGTAACGTCAGCAGATTTTACTTGCTGCATCAAGTGATCGTCATCGAACTCACGAACCGTTGCACGTGCGGTACCCATTCGCGCCTTGCGCGTGGTATCAGTCAATGTGGTACGTATTGTCATTGCTGCGGTGTTGGTACACCCTCCCCGAGAGCCTTGGTATTAACAAGTTCAAGCATCGTACGCGTACCCGTTGTATTATCCTGACTGAATGTCACGCTCTTAAGGATCAACGCCGTACCATTCATAACCAACATCGGTGACTGCACCGTAACGTTCTTGCCTCTTTCCCACAAACCACCGGACGGCTTTAGCCATCCATAAACAGTTGCATAAACTGTAACGTACGCCTCCAGCATCCAATTGCTTTCCGATTGCGCGCGGCCTTCGTGCAGCTCCTTAGTAAAAAACGGTATCTCTGGGATCACAACTCCAGGAACGTATTTAGGTCCAAAAGTTTCAAATGTCTTGGAAACAAACGGTATGCTTGCAACCTTGGCTCCCCACTGATCATCTGTACCCGGTCCCTGATTTGGTGAAGGTACTCCACCTGCCTGATTAGGATCGTAAATAACTTCACGACCTTCCAACATATTCTGGCCTTCAATCACCGTATCTCCACCGCCAGTAGACCCAACCAGAATACAAAAATTACCTTGTACGTCTCCTGCATGCGCGATCCCGATTGGACTACCGGGTACTCCAAGGTGCCGTGTCAACGTATCAATAAAATCATGGATCGACTCACCAGGAGTAACTGAGTATCGCGGGATCTTAAAATTCGGTAACTGGCCACCTTCAATCTTAAGATTAATCTTAAGTGGTTTCAACACGCTACGAATAATTTGCTCAGGCGTCTGATTTTTAAATTCACCAGTCTTGGTAATCACACTCGACGTTGCCATCGCAACATTATTGGCGCACTGGATTTCAATATGATGCCGCCGAGCGTCTACGAATACTTGCCGCGTCGTGACCTTACCAGTAAACGCCAACTCTCCCGCCAATGTAACCGTACAAGGCACTCCCGGCATGATCTGCATCTTACTTAGATGCTGCACCATCGGAGAACCTTCACTGCACGTGAAGCGGCACGACATCGCTGGCATTTCACGCAGCTGATGTTTAACAGAAACAGTTTCCCAATCCTGGTAATTTGCACCGCCTACCGTAAGCACGGCAATCTCTGTGGCCTTCGGCATATTATTCGAAAGAGTACGTGTTAAACGCGGTCACACCGCCACCAGCAATCGCAGCCTGTGGTGAACGATGTACGTTAACCGGGATAAACGGACTAGCACCCTTTTCCCAAACGCTACCGGGTTTGTTCTTGTCACCAAAATCTATGTCAACCGTTGCGGTGCCGGTACCACCAATTCCAGCAGCACGTAATCCTCTGTCGAGCATCTCACGATATCTGCGCGCACCTTCGTGACCGCCTGGACCGCCACCGAAATCATTATACGTCTCACCGTAACGTACGATCTTACCACCTTGCCACCAGACATTCGGATCACTGCCGCTACCTTGATCGGTTGCACCATGCAGGAGATTACTACCGCGCAACACAAAGTCCATTGCTTTATTCATTCGATCAAGACGTTTCGGATCGCGTTCGAGCGCCGCAGCTCTTGCTGCAAATTGTCCTGTCGTGCTGTAGAAACCACCTTCTAGCATATGCCTAAGCGACAACGGTGGCTTACCCTGCTTGGCGCGTTCAGAATTAATATAATCCGTACGGTTCGCCAAGCTTTCAAAAACAGCTGCCGGATCACTCTCATGTTCCAGCGTCATCATAGCCGCGACTTCTTTTCTTAAAGAAGGATCTTGTTCGATCTGCTCCTTAATAGGCGCACGCCGTGCAGCCAAATAATCCGAACCAGATTTACCCTCCAAACTAGACTCATCAAGTCCCGGTGCCCCTCCACCACTATCTCCAGGTCCACCACGCGATCGGCCACCACCAGAAATATTAGGTCTGAATGTCATACCGCCAGTGCTGCCGTACGGACCTAAACCACCGCCCGTAACTCCAGGACGAAACATTATTCCGCCACCTGCACCGCCACCTTTCTGATCCCATTTTTGAAACGTGTCGCGCATATCACGCAACAATTTATTCGAGTCCTTATCGGTATCCACAGTCTCTTGCACAAGCAAAGTCGAGCCAGGTTCGACTTCAGCAGCTTGAACCCCAATGCTCATCTGCTTCTCAATCCACTCCCACAATCCACCAGCCTTACCGCCTTCTGGTCCACCGGGCAATTGACTATTCATACTATCAATAATTGCACGCTCAGTTCGCAAACCAACTTTCTTATCTTTTTCATCTTTCGGTTCGCCTTCTTTCTTCATGCCAGTCCATTTAGTCAAGAACTGATCTACCGAACTGAATGCCTTTACCACCCAATCAAATTCTTGCTTCGTCGTTGCCAACGCAGGCATAACATACGTATTGAAAAAAGTTCTGAAATTATCTGCAAACTGGTGCGCCCGATCGTTAAGGCCATCGATCCCCTCTTTACCCATCATCTTATTAATACCGTCGATCATCGTGTACGCCATATCCGTCCACAAGCTAGTACCGATGGTCTCGAGGTTCGTCATCGTCTTGTGATACTTCGCGGCCTCACCTTCCTGAAATTTCCAAGGTTCAATCAAACCTTCCATGCCAACTTTACCAGCTTCAAAGGCTGCCCGCGACATCCCCGTAACCGTCGGCAACCAAGCCTTGAACCGTTCACCTCCATTGTTATATGCCTGCTGCAGAACGTTCAACGCTTCCTGCTGCTTACCGGCATTCATCAACTGCCGAACTTGTTCAGCAAGCGCAGGACTGCTAGCTTGTAATGATTTATAAAAAGAAGACGTTTCCTGTAACGCCAAAACTTCCTGTAACTTAGATCCGATACTCGCGATACCGCCAGAAGCTTCGTTCGCGTCAATACCAGCAGCAGATAATTGCGTACGCAAATTCTGCACGCTCTGAACCGTGAACCCAGTATCTGTAGCAAAATTACGTAACTGTAATTGACCCACAGCGAATACGTCAAGAGATTTAGCAACAGCAGCAAATCCAACTGCAAGTCCACCGGCACCTAGTAACGTCTTAGCTATGCCCGCCGCAGCTTGGTCCATTGCCTTCATCGGACCGCGCGTATAATGTTCTACGATCTTACCAAACCGTTCAAACTCATTGGCAAGATTGTTGGTACCCTTGCCGCCAGCCTCGTTAAGACTGTTAATCTTAAGCTTTAAATTATCGACTTCCTTACCCAGCTGGGTAAAGAATGCCAACATTGCATCTGCATCGAAATTATTTTGCTGTGGCATCACTTACTCATAAGCAAACTGGTTCGACCGATTAATCTTCAGCGTATTAAATACCCCGCCCATTCCTGCATCAGTCTTCACACCTTCCGGCACGTTCTTCAAATTAACATTGAGGCTGGCATTCCAGGGACTGCTTGCGGCCTTCGCGCCTAACGCACGATCAATCTTATCTCGATCACCATGCGACGCTTCAACCGCAGCCACCGTTGATGCACCAGCAAAACGTGTATCCATATCGGTAAGCTTGCGTCGCCTTGCACCATACTGATCGGCAAATATCGCAGTGCCGTCTGCCTTGTTATACGATCCCGGCACGATCGTCATAACGTGCCCACCCGTCTGTCCAGGAGCAAGGATCTGACCTTGCGTCCCGCCATAACGACCGTGGAAATAAGTACTAACCATGCTGCCGAATGGATGATTAGGCGCGTTGATATCATCGGGGTTTAACTTCTCACCCCACTTATGCCACGACGTAGCAATAGCCGCACCCGTGGGAGGTTTGTAACCAGCAGATTTTACGTAACCAGCTGCGACCATTCCGCATGCTGGCCCGGACATGCGATAACCTTTTTGGCTAAACAATTTTTGCAAGCCTGCAACATCACCAGCGCGGCCTAAAATTTCTGCCTGACGCATCGTCTCAGGATCTATCTTCTTGCCGCCTTCGTCGTTCAACCCAGCTGGGCCACCGGGACTAGCTTCACCACTGCCCCCACCGCCTCCAGCGCCTCCAGCGCCACCCCCACCGCCTCCAGCGCCTCCACCGGGTACAGCACCTACCCCACCTTGAATTTGATCATCCCACTTTTGAATAAGATCGCGCATATCCTGCAACGATCGATTTGAGTCTTTCTGTACATCGATCACTGAGTCAGGACTAAACGATCGCGGCTTTGCATTCTTTGGTAACGTCGCACCGTCACCGTCTTCACCACCAACCCCAAGTTGTTTTTTCAACCAATCCCATGGACTGAAGTTTTTATTCTGCTCGTCCTCATTTTGCCGGCGAATAAATTCTTCAGGACGTAACCTGCCGCCTTGTCCAAAATCACGAATGGTACCTTGCTTATTAAACCAATCGATAATTGCTTTAGCTTCCTCAAACGTCTCCTTCAATTTTGGTATAACACTATTATCAAAGTATGTCTTAAAATTATCCGCGAACTTATGCGCCTTCTCGTTCAACCCCTCGAGACCCTCACTACCCGTTAGTTTAACAATCCCTTCCAAAACAGTATTCGTTACTGAAGTCCACACACCATCAAAAATTGTACCGAGGTTAACCATCGTCTTGTGGTACTTCGCAGCATCGCCATCGAGCTGCTGCCACGGCATTATCAAACCTTCCATACTTTGCTTCTGCGCCTCCCACGCAGCACGTGATATTCCAGTCACTGTCGGTAGCCAAGACTTAAACCGTTCGCCACCGTTATTAAATTTCTCCTGCAGATAGTTCAGCGCCTCTTGCTGCTTACCAGCATTCATAAGCTGGCGAACATTCTCCGCCATCGCCGGTTCGCTGGCCTGGAGAGCTTTATAAAATGACGACGTTTCTTGCAGCGCAAGAACGTCCTGCAGTTTAGCACCGATACTGCCGATACCTTGCGCCGCTTCGTTAGCATCAATACCAGCAGCGGATAACTGCACCCGCATCTTTTTTAAACTATCTGTCGCAAAGCCAGTATTGATCGCAAAATTTCGAGTGTGTAATTCGCCAACTGCAAAATGATCAAGCGCCTTACCGATACCACCGATGATCAACGCGAGCTTGACAACGCCACCAGCCGAACCAACTAAGCCTGCTAAGCCATCTTCCATGCCGCGCATTGATCCGCGAACATGGCGCTGGATCGTCTGACCAAACTGCTCGGTATGGTCAGTCATTTTCTTCATAGCACTGCCAGCCTCGTTGAGACTGACAATCTTAACCTTAAAGTTATCTATCTCCTTTCCCATCTGGCCGAAGAAAGCCAGCATGGCATCGGAATCAAAATCCATGTCAGGCATCGTCGTCCACTGGCCTCAATGTTTCTTCCAGCTTGCTCGTCCACTTGACGTGCCGGGCAATTTCAGAAAATGGCATATCAAGAAACTCGCGCGGATTACGCCCGTAATACTTCGCTAACCGATAACAGTCTAGGATGAAGTTGCCCTCTACATCTCTGGAATAAAAAAACGATGCGCCAGAGCCAAGGCTGCGTACCCCCAATCTTTAGGATGCATAGACTTGATTGTAGAAGGCGGCACTCCAGCGAGCCGAGACATCATGGCAAACATTGCCTTCGTCTCGAACGTCATCTTTGGCATCTCACCAGTCATAAAATCAATCATGACTGGCGTACCACAGATCTCGATGTCTCCTGCGGTTGGTTCACGAAATCGTAATTCCTGAACCTCTTCACCGTGCGCAATAACTTTCTTACGCAGCGGTATTACAAGATCTGTAGAAACTTCTGCCCCATTGACTTTCTTTGGCTCGTCCGTCTTGGGTGCTTGTGGTTCTGTTTCATCTACCATTTATTGGATCTCATCGCAGCTGATGCCTTCCCACTTGACCCGTACGAGGCCATCGCGGGCATTGATCGCAAGGGCTGAAACACACCAGCCCTCACGCAGCACGTATGTTGCATTGTTGGCAAGTTCTGCCGTCACTGTAACGTTAACCTGCGCCTCGAAGTCTTCGATCGACAAACCCGGTACCGTTGATACGTCACCTTCGATCGAAGGCACGCGCGGAAGCTCGCTGTAACCATGAATGTAATCTTGGCCAGCGAGACCCGCGCGCTCGATCACTGACGGAGTAATCGTGAAATTACCCCGCAATGGAAATTGATTGCCATCAACTTTGAGATAGGCAATCCCCGCTATTCTTTGTGCCATGTTTCAAATCCTTTCTATGGCCAGGAATTAAACCGCAACCACCGTATCGAGACCGCGATCGTATTGCAATCTGAACTGTGCCAAGACTGCAAACACCCTAAGCTGGTTCACTAAATCTGGTGGATACAAAACGTTAAGACGATTGGGATCGTTAGGATCACGCTCAACGATCAGATTGTCCTTGAACGCCTTACCATTTTCCACGAGACCGTTGAACTCATCGATACGGTACTGCGCAACTAATTCGGCTTTGATGATTTTCGGAGTGACGATCGCTTGGCCAGCGCCAAACCGGGTGCCATCATCTGCCAATTTACTACGGGGGTACTTACTCGTGATCGCCTGCCGCTGATTGCGTAGGAGCTTAGCAAGCGTTGCGAGCGTTGTTACCAGCTCATAGGCATCATCCGAATTGCCATAGAGATTTTTCTGGTAAGTGGTATTCTCTCGCATGATCATCGGAACGTCCACCGCTACCCGCTGCGTAGCAATGCCCGCGTAGGATAACCCATTGAGCTCCGATAGCAAGAACCTGCCATGCGATTGCGCTGGCA